AATAGACTTGTCATGTACCCTGGGAATGTTGCTCATACTGCATACATGAAACCAGATATGTTCACTGGTGATTTGTATAGACTTATCCAAATGATGTTTATTGCCTTAGATCCATGAAGAAGAATTTTATTGATGAAAGTGAAGTCTTTGCAATTAATGAAGACTTACAGGCAAGTGTTTATACCATAGGGCCAGAGAATTCTAAGATTGTATATGTGGACAATTTTTATAAGAATCCAGATATGGTTAGGGATCTTGCATTAACTATTCCTTGTACAAATAATCCCATTATTATGGCAGGGGCTCCTGGTTCTAGGGTAGATGCATACTATAACTTTGAACCATTAACCCCGTTCTTCACAAATATTCTAGGCGGTGTTTATGGAGATAATATGGAGAAACATCAGATTTCTCCGCAAAGGGTTCAAGACTCCATGAAAGGACTCACTTTCTGCGTAAACGTTACTCAATCAGAAGATCTGAAACCTATTGTTCCTCATGTTGATGACGATAGTGGTCAGTTGTACGCAGCAACAGTTTATCTCAATAAAGATGATGAGTGTGCAGGCGGAACTTCATTTTACACTCTAGAAGGTAATCAATTGGGCGGTCCAGAGGAAATTGATGCCTGGTTAAAAAAGAAAGGAAAGTATCCATACTACGATAATTACATCACTGATAGCGAGGAAGAGTGGGAGATGATACACCTTGCCGAGATGAAGTATAATAGGTTTGTGATGTATCCCGCCAACATTTATCATACGGGTTATATTAAACCAGGTATGTTTGTGGGCGATACTTGGAGATTGGTTCAGATGTTCTTCCTATTTCTGGGTGGACCAGGAACCTTCTTGCCTGTTAATGGCAATGAGTATCAAAAATTTCTAGAATATGGAGAACCCAAGTGAGAATCGTATTTACTAACGGCACCTTTGATATTTTACATCCTGGTCATATTGAACTATTCAAGGTTGGCGCATCTCTCGGAGATAAACTGATTGTTGCCACAGATACTGACCAGAAGATCAGAAAGGATAAAGGTCCTCTTAAACCAATTAACGACTTGTGTTATCGAGTTGCGATGTTGGAGTCCATTAAGTACATAGATACTGTACACTATTTCAATGATAGACAGGAATTAGAGGATTTAATCGAACTCTATAGTCCAGACATTCTTCTTCTCGGAGGAGACTGGAAGGGCGGTGACGTGGTAGGATCAAACTTTGCAAAAGAAGTTAGACATTTGCCTAGAGTTGGTGGGTACTCTTCTTCAAATGTTATTCAAACCATCCTGAAAAATTATGGCTGATGCATTTAAGGTACTTGTTATTGGGGATACTTGTGAAGACGAATACGTCTATGGAAGTGTCAGTAGGGTAAGTCCCGAGGCACCTGTACCAGTATTAAAATATGATTATGTAGAAAAGACCCGAGGTATGGCGGCAAATGTCAACCAAAACCTCAGGTCTTTTGGTATAGTTACAGATCTCCTTACTCACAAGGAATCTATTGTAAAGACAAGATTCATTGATAAGGAAAGTGGATATCAATTGATGAGAATGGATGAAGAGGTTGAAGTCACTCCAATTAGTGCTTCTCAACTTAGATCATCTTTTATTCACTTTGGTGGATTTGATGCCATGATCATTTCCGATTATGGAAAGGGGTTCGTTCCTCAAGATAGAATGTTGGAACTGATTGATACTTTCCGAGGGCCCATCTTTATTGATACAAAGAAGACGGAAATTTGGCATAAAGATAATGTATTTTGGAAGATCAATAGAAGAGAATACGATCTCCTAGATAAGACTCATGATCTTTTTCCACTAGATAGTCACCTCATTGTGACTCAGGGATCCAATGGAGTTAGGTGGTCGGGGATTACTTTCCCATCGGAAAAGGTAAAAGTTTATGATGTAACTGGTGCTGGAGATACATTTCTGGCCGCGTTAGTCGCGAAGTTCATGACAACTAAGGACATGCAACAATCAATTGATTATGCAAACCGAGCGGCAGCCATTGCAGTTCAACATCCAGGAGTTTATACCTTAACTCAAAAAGATATTGAGAGATTATGAGGAGTTTGTTTTCTACCAATATCGTTTATGTTGACGACTGCAATCTAAATCTAACAAATTTAGAACGTAAATGCAGAATTCATATGGCAACAGAACCATCCAGTGATAGATCTAATATTGGTGGTTATCAAGGTCATGGGTTTGATGATAATGAATTATATTCTTTGGTAGAAAGAAATATCCCAGTCCTTTTAGATAGACCAATTAAAAAATTTAAGTTTGGATCTTGGGTAAATGTGAATGGTCCAGGTTGTTTTAATGAAAGGCATTCACATGACCCACATGGAGGAACTTTTCTGAGTGGAGTTTTTTATGTGAAGTGTCCAGAAAATTGTGGTAGAATTAGATTCTATGATCCGAGACCACATATTCAAACTTCTCCCGACATGAAGTATTACAATGAAGGAGATACATATCATTGGATTTCTGCCACTCCAAATACCTTGATTATGTTTCCTGCTTGGTTGGAACATGATGTGGAGATCAACAGATCTACGGAAGAAAGAATATCAATCTCCTTTAATATCTTTGATGTTGAATATTAAAAAGTTATGAGATACGTTGTTGATATTGATGGCACCATTTGTGTGCCAGGAAAAGGTGAAGGAAGATATACAGAAGCCGTACCAATTCCTGATAGGATTGATAAAATAAATAAACTGTATGATGAAGGACACTACATTGTATATTTGACTGCCAGAGGTATGGGCAGATTCGGGAATTCTCGGATGTTATCCCATAAAACGTTTTATAATTTTACTTACGACCAATTAAGATCATGGGGTTGTAAGTTTAATGAACTCCACCTAGGTAAACCTGCTGGAGACTACTACATTGACGACAAAGGAGTACACTCTGATGATTTCTTCAAGACCTAGAGCAGGAGAACCGATTAAGTTCGTCCCTAAAGGATGGGGATTTGAAAAATGGATCGTAAACTGCGAACAATACTGCGGTAAACTTCTTTTTATTGCAAAGGGCAAAAAGTGTTCCTGGCACTTCCACAAAAAGAAAGACGAAGTTTTTTATGTCCAGAGTGGAAAAATTAGAATTTACTATGGATGGGACAATAATATCGAAATGGCAACCGTGGATGTTCTAGAAAAAGGTGACAAATTCCACGTTCCTATTGGAATGCGTCATAGAATGTATGCCTTAGAAGACACCGAATTGTTTGAATTCAGCACAGAACACTTTGATGAAGATAGTAATCGTATTACTCCAGGAGACTGAATGAAACTGAGTGATCTTATTTGTTGTTATAATGAACTTAATCATGAAGACTGCAATCGTATCATAGATTGGTTCAAAAAGAATAGTCATTTACATCAAGAAGGAAGAGCATCCGCGACTGGTAGTGGTTCCGTAGTTAAATGGGATCATAAAGTTGCAACTCAGGCATACCCAGAAAGAAATGATGAAATCTCACATTTCATTACTTCTAAAATTATTGATGCCTTCCAAAAGTATGAGTCCGAATATCCAAGTCCCAAAGGAGAACCTCTTGGTCTTCGAGATCTTTCTGTTCGAGTTTATCCAAAAGAAAGGGGATTTTTCTTAGAACACTTTGATCAGAATGCATTAAATGTACATAGAGTTTTTGCAATTATCATTTACCTGAATGATGTGGAAGTCGGCGGATCAACTACTTTTCCCGATCTAGATGTTAGTATCAAACCAGAAGAAGGAAAGATACTTATATTTCCATGCAATTACCTATTCTCTCATGAGGGAGAGATGCCAATATCAAATGAAAAATATATTGTGACGGCTTTTATTAACTTCCAAGATATCTTGCGACACTAGTATAGTCATGTTCATACCATGAGGTATCTGCACAAGTGTAATCTTGATATTTACCTTTTAAATGTTTAGGGAAGGGGATTGTTTTAATAGTTCCCTTCTCTTTTTTTGCGACAAGTTTTGCAACGTCGTAAAACGAAACGGGATTGCCTGTGCCTACGTCATATATTCCACTTCCAGCGTTGTTGTTTAAGACAACATCAACAACATCCTTTACCCAAACGAAATCTCGGAAAAATTTTTCGGATCCTTCGAATAACTTCAGTTCCCCAGTTTCTCTGATTTGTTGAGTGAATTTAGATACTGGACTGGCCTGATCTCCCTTATGATCTTCTCCAGTTCCATATACATTGAAA